TGAATGCGATTGGATTGCCAACATTGAAGGTGCAATATACGGAGAAGTTTTAACAAAAATGGAAGATAAGAAACAGATTAGAAGAGTACCTTATGATCCTTCATTGCCTGTCTCTACTGCTTGGGATCTTGGAGTATCTGATCACACTGCGATTATATTCTTTCAACAATTAGGATCAGCAATAAATATTATTGATTACTACGAGGAAAGGGGTCAAGGTTTACCTCATTACATAGAGATTATAAACGGCAAAGAATACATATACAAAGATCATTTTGCACCACACGACATAGAAGTTACAGATTTTTCAAATGGCAAAACCAGACGTGAGGTAGCCTATCAATTAGGTGTGCGGTTTAAAGTTGTGCCAAAGATTCCACTAGAAGATGGAATACACGCAACCACAATGACTTTGCCAAGATGTTATATTGATGTTGACCATTGCAAAAAGCTAATAGATGCGTTAAGACATTACCATAGGAAGTATGTTGACAAAAACAGAATGTTCCGATCTAAACCAAATCATGATTGGAGTTCTCACGCTTGTGATAGTATGAGGTATCTGTCTGTTGGCTTACAAGAATTAAACACTAGACAATCAGCTCCACAAAGTGTAGCAGATAATGAATACAGGATTATATAAATATGGGATCTTTATTTAAACCAAAAATGCCTCCGTTGCCACCAGTTGCTCCTGCACCAGAACCACCTAGTACAGAATTATCAGCAGAAGAAAAGGAGAGAATAAGATCAGAACAAGCTACAAAAGAAAGAAAAAGAAAAGGTAGAAGATCTACAATATTAACTGGTCCATTAGGTATTGAGGAAGAGGCAGAGGTAGAAAGAAAAACTTTGCTTGGAGGTTAGATGTTAAAGTTTATAAAAAAGATGTTTAAGAAAAAAGAAGAACAACCTTTAGTTTTAGAAAAAGAAATAGATACAGATATTACTTTTGAAAATGAAGTAGAAAAATCTAAAGCACAAACTAAAGATACAAAAGAAACTAAATCATCATTAACATTTGGAAAATAGTATGGGATCAGTATTTAGACCAAAACCGCCATCACCTCCTCCTGCTCCTCCTGCTCCACCAGCTCCTGCGCCAACAACTGCAGAAGTTTCTCAATCTACTGCAGTAAGTGCAGATGGTTATGATAGTATGAAAACTAAACGTAAAGGTAGATCGGCAACAGTGTTAACAGGACCAAGAGGCGTTGAAGAAGATACTTTAACATTAGGTAGAAAAAG